TGATAGAAGAATTTATTCAGTAGCTTGTAAAAGACGCAATTCTTCAACTTCAGGATAATATAATTTGAATTGATGATAATGGTCTTCAATCCACGGTTTGTGGCATGCAAAAGTTATTTCTGAGAAAATTGCTTCCACAGAAAATGTCATTGCTAATTCATAAGGGGGTTTATTTACATGTATATTGGGATAGTTTTTACAGAAATATAGATCTTCATTATTATATTCCCATTTTACCTTTTCAATTATTTCTAGCATTTTATTTTTTCTCCTTAAACTAAAACCACCATTTCCAATATGTCCACATTCTTTTGATAGATGACATCCAGGTCTACGCCAAGGTCCACCAACATAATCATATTCAAGAAATTTGTTTAACATATCTTTGTTTTGAACAAACATCATACTGTCTGTTTGAAAAACTAAAAATATTTCAGTTAAAAAATTATATATAACACTTTTACGAGCAAATAAGCTACTATATTGTGTTAATGTCAAATTATCAATAGGTAAATGTATTATTTCAATTCGCGATGATCCTAATCTTTGTACAATATTAGTTACATAATCTTTATTATTATTACCATGAAAAAATATAATTTTCCAATCTTCATTCAAACATTCTAGAGCATTTTTCAGTACAAATTCAATTGCTTTATGTCTTCTTGGTTCTACTATCATAGCAGTGTATTTCATTTTACTTTATATGAATAAGTATTTAAACTCTTTTGTATGTTTTCAAAAGAGGATCGTAAATATATCCTGGCAATACAGGCAAGCTGTATACATTTGTAATAGAACGAAATGTAAAATTATTTGAATTTTTATTGAACTCCTTTATCATATCAGTTTTATCGCAAATTAAACAATGATAATCATTTTCATTTATTTCTTTGAATAAATAATTATATCTACTATCACGGAGTATTAATAACTCGTCAGTGTATATAATTGCGATAATATAATTCATAGAACGACTTTTCATATATTTTAAACTGTATTTATCAGTAAAATTAAATGTGTAAGGCTCATTTAATATTACGTGAACAATATACATGTACATTTTTACAAATTTTATTAATTATTTGGATAATTCAATTTTTCAATATAATGTATGCGATTTGATTTTACAAAATGATTAAAATCATATTTATTCATAGACCAAGGATGAAAACTAAAACTAGGATACCTGTTTAGTTTTTTTTCCAAATTTATTTCAGTATCATCATAAAATAATATATAATTCTTTTGTTCTACCTTAATTGGTTTAAAAGAATTATATAATCTAAATTCATCAAACTTCATGAATGTATATATGATTTATATTTATATCAAAAATTGAATAAAATAAAATTGCAATAATTTATTCAAAAAAATGACTCCTGAACAAGTATACAACCTTGCTCTTACCCGCTACAATCAGATTCCTGATAAAACCATAGTAGATGGTCTTAATGAAAAGATTATTGAAATGATTACCGGGAAAAATCTATTTGAATCAGAAGGTACATATGCATGGTCCGCTGATCCATGTGAAGATACTGACGATCTTATAGCATTGCGTTATGGGGCTTTGAATACAACTGCAAATTTGATTATCATTATATCTGGCGGGTATCATACACCAGATACTAGACTTGAATATTTGAAAAGCATATTTCCTTGTTTTGAAGGAGCCGAATTCAATATTCCTTTCAGAACACTAACCAATACTATTATATTTGTAGAAGATGGTGTAGAGATAAATATGGAATTAGATGGGTACTTGAATTGCGGCCCGATTCATAGTCGGACTCTTGCATCTATTTCAAGGTGTCTGAAAAAGACACCTGATACTCGTGTCATAACAGTTGGTGCAAATGATGATTGTACATTGGGTGCAGGCATAAATCAAAAACAAACCGACGAAACTGGAAAATTAATAAATGTACCGAATGTGTGGAATACATTTATAAAAGATATTCAAGGTACAACGTGTATTAATATTTCCGTGAATATTTCAAGACATGTTTTGATTCCAAATCCTCTTTATATGATGGATACGCCTTACAGAGAAATGGCAAACGACATATGTATGGCGCCACTAATTAATAATACTGGAATGTTTATAGCGTGCAGACCAGATCCAAATCCACATTTTGCACTACGAGTGAATGAAGGTAATTCAATCATAGATTACAAGTACTTGAATAAAAATATGTCGGAAGAAGATTATATTGCAGGGTTATCCAAGTTGAATGAATATATGGAATTGACGAAAAGCAAAGGACTTCCTGCGGCTATATACGAAGCAGCAGCAATTCCGATTATGACAACACATTCATTTGGTGGAAGATACAAACCAGGTCAATTTGGATGGGCTCCGGGAAATGATGTAGCTAAGAATGAAGTAAGTTGTTTATTACCAGAAACGGTACCAAAGTTCAAAGAAAATATAAGGCAGTTAAGATATTTAACACCCGCGTATGACGTAATAGCATTCATAACATTATTTAAACTTTAATTTACATTCTTCAATAAATATATTAGATTCTTCCATAGTATTTACTATTTTTAATGGCTTTAGTGTTTTATAGAAAATTTTAACAATTTCAAATAATTGTTTAATGAACGCACCATTTGCAACTGCTGTAGAGCAAATCAATCTTTTTTCTATAAAAGCACTTCTTTCTAGAAGAAGTGCAGAAAATTCTTTAACTTGTGCTATTGATAATAAACCCATTAAGCGAATATCCAGTATATAAACAAAGTTAATATCTAATTTTTCCATTTCATCCATTTTCTCCTTGAATTCTTCTATTGCACATGTCCATTCAAATGGAGATGGTTGTTCTTTTTTTACATCAAACAAAAAAATGAGTATATCATTTCTTTTTGAAATTTTATAATCAATAAAATTATTAAATAGGTTTTCCATTAAAAAATATAATTTAATTTGTTTATACTCTTTTTAGTTTATATGAATAACTTGTTCATGTTATCCGCTTCTAGTGTATTTTTTTTAACAAACAAATCTATAATTCTGCTATTATCTCTAAACCTAAATGTAAATAATTTATTTTTTTCTTTTCGTCCAACGCGTCCAATAGATTGAATGATTTGTTCTTGCGTTACATTCTGCAACTCTTCTGCAAATATGGCGTGGCAAAACTGATAGTTTGTACCATACATAAAATCGCTTGTAGAAATGATAAACAGTAGTTGTTTATCCTCGGCTAGTTCTTTCATGGTATCATTGTACTCTTCCAATATTTCACTAGGATTGAATATACCGATACCCATGAGAAGTAATATTTTGTAATTTGTATGAACTTGCATGTTCATTATTTTTCTAACATATTTTTCATCAACGCGGCTAGAAAATACATTAGATTCCTCAAATCGTTTGTTAGACCATTTTCCAAAATGTTCACGGCTATTAGGTATGTATAAATTATTCAATTGAATTGGTTTAAGCATGGATTCTAATTTATCTATTTCTTGAATCAATTGTTTTGTTAATGGATCAAACCGCTGATCTTTCATTTTGTTTTCATTTTTCTCGTCCTTGCTAGTATTGTCTTCCAATTGTTGTTTTTTTTTAATTATTTTTTCAATCAGATCATTATTGTATGAAATGGACTTGTCTAATTCCATAAATGCAGATGGGTGTATACCACTATTTTCTACAAAATATGAAACCCACTTATTAATATCGTAGCATATAAACATTGCTGGTCCGTATGTTAGTGTATAACTATGTCGTGTTGTTAATTCAATTCCAATTTCAATACGTTTTGTCCTTTTAAATGATTCGTAATTCTGTAATACAAATGCATAATCCGTCTTTTTTATTCGCTGAAGTACTTCATAATATAGCTCGCGTATGCTCTTGGTATTTACATTTTGAACTGATCTAAAATGATCCAAAATAATACTAGTATTATTGAAGACAATTTTACACAAATATAATATAAATGTGGCACATTCAGTAACACTTAGAAATTTCATATGTGTTTTTCCATGTATCTCTATAAATGTATCAATCTCATCAATTGTTTTAAATACATTATGAGGCATAATAACCGATCCATTTGTATCTAATAGAGAAACGTTGGTAGTTTCATCATATGTATCAATATAGTGTATTTCACCTGAATATTTACTAATATATCTATCTATCATGGGCTGCATCTCGGATTGACTGGGCAACGTTGCCGATGATAATATAATATTCGGTATAACGTTTACTTCCCAAATACGCTTTACATCATCATGCAAATCGTCGCTTATTTCGTTCATTTTTATAGTTGGTTCGTCATAAAAGATGAACATGTTGTTTTTGTCAAAGAATGACGTCATGTACAACATTGCGATTTCATAAGACTTGATATCACAAAACATAAGTTCTACTTTTTGTCCATCGCTATGATTGGGGCGCTTGAATTTATCATTTGAAAACGAATTTACCGAGAAATAGTGAAGTCGTACATCTTCCGGAGTAGAGCATCCAAATGCGAATGCAACTTTGCGCCCAACATTAACTGCACTTTTAGCTAAACTAAGAGCAATATGTCGGGAAGGGCAAACAAATATACCCTTGTAGTTCTCACACAAGCCGATAGGTGTAAGCGTTTTACCCGAGCTAGTAGGTGCGCGATAAAAGACACATTTAGGGGTAGATGGGTCTTTAAATAAATCTAGTACTGTTTTTTGATGTTCGTATAATTGTATTGGGTTGTAATCAAATATAGAGTTTGTTTCAATAAAACGTTCTGTATTTTCTAAGAAATGAATGATATCCATTGAATCAGAATATTTATCTATAATTGATTTTACAAATTGAGAAATATAGTAATTCAATTTGTAAATTTTATATAAATGGCAAATATTGTAGAAGTAGTATTCTTTTTTTGGTTTACTAAGCTCTTTTAATAATTTTTGTATAAGGTCAATAATATACATCTCAATATTTTCTGATACTTTTTTCTGTTGACTGGTTAACCGAATTGTATCAGCCGTATTCAACTTCTTCTTAGGCTTAGTCAATGTAATTGGTAAAAGATTGTATTTTTTTGATATATTGTCAACTGCTTCTTTCAACAAGACCGTATAAATATAATAATCTTTTTCTTCGTGATCCAATTTAACAAGAGATGCTATTGTTTGATGTAGAAATATAACTTGAGAACATTGATAGTAATTCTTAATCATATTGAGAATTACCTTTTCTTTATCTGGGACGGCTTGTTCCATCCATATCCATTCAGCCTTGGTTAATTTGAGCTGAGTAGAAACTTTGATCTGAGACATAATAATTTAATATGTTATTTTGTATTTATTCACTTTCAATTTTATATCATGGTTATATAATGTTAGTTTATTTCACTATATTTTTACTAATCGCTGTTTTAATTTATTTGTATTTAAATCCAAAAGAAGGAATGGATGATAAGGGACAAGACTTTTTTGATTTTGGTACGGATTCATACAATTCGGGTTCAAAATGGAAGATGGGAAATGACGAAAAATTAAAAAATTGTATTACTGAAAATTGTAATGTACATAATGTAGGTGATGAAATTTTCAACAGACCGCCTTGTTGGGACAATTGTTTAAAGAAAAATGGATATTTAGAAGGCAAACGCGTAGTAAATAAATATTAGATTTCAAATTATTTATATTTCAATAATTCGCTTTCATTAAAATGTCCATCAATAGGAAAATTAAATTCTTTATATACAATGTGTAATAAAAGCCATTCAAAAAGTCCTCCAAAATAAATATATACATTAACAAATCCTAATTTCTTTAATTGGTTATATTTTTCGGCAACTTTCATATCACGGTGATTACGACCATAAACAATAATTTCCTTTTTCTTATCTTTATTTAACAAATTATTCATAAATTCAGTTTCTTTGTTAGCATGTACTGTATTTTTAATTAAACAACCTTGTTCATTTTCCGGAAGAGTATTGATCAAAACAATATCATGATTGCACATAATTTTGTTTTGTATTGTATCAAAAGTATGTGAAGAAAAGGAAGAATAAACATTACCCATTATAATTATACAAAGTGTTATTTTAAACGAATTTTACTACAATATCAACTTTTTCCTTTTTCATACATTTTGCAGCAGAGATTGAAAGCTCTTCTCTCCTCTTTCGTGTTTTGCCAACAGAGTCATTGTGTTTTTTTGTTTTAGATATGCTGTTATTAGTGTTCATGTCAAATTCAATGTCGGTATAATTTTGTTCAATGTAATCAATAATTTTATTTTCAATTGCCCATTTAAAAAAGTTTAATTGTCCGATTGTTGTCTCAATGCTATATTGTTGATCACCAAATGGTACCTTAATTCTCTCCCATCTACAAAATGGATCAAACCGTCTCTTTGAGTACGCTTTTAATTTCAATTTATAATCATTGTAAACTCTGAACCTAGGGCAATTTTCTAAATCATAAACAGTAAACCATTTCTTTGCATAATTTGTAGAGAACCAATCTACGATACGGAGAGAAATTTTTGATTCTCCATTTATAATACAAAGCATTTTATTAAGGTTATCATCTGCATTATAAAAAATCATAAGTTTATTTAATAAAAGGTCATTCTGACTCTCATATTTCATTGTATATAAAAATAAATCCTGTTTAAATTTTAATTAATCTAATTTAATTAAAGTCAACTGTTTTCCCTGTTTGAAATATTCGTGGCTATCCGTTCTTCTTTTTAAGTTACACTTCAGGCAAGCAATACACGTGTTTGATTCATAATGCCCCAAATTATTATCTAATCTCTCTAATGTCCATTGAGTTCCTTCTCTCTTCTTATTGAAGAGTATTAACAATGAACAATTACAATAATAACATGTTAACTGTGAATCATATATTTTTTTAATCATCTGCATATAAGTTATGTGTTTATCTTCATCATATTTATTTTTTATACGATCTTGATTTTTGTAAGCGTTGTATTTTGCCTTTAGTTCCTTATTAAAATCGTTATTAATTTCTGCATTTTCATAAATTTCTTTTAATATACTCAGTTGATCAATTTCTAATATATATTTTTTTTTCCTTGAGGAATTAGGTAAAGTTATTTGTTTCATATAACTAGTTAAACATATAATATATATTATATTTAAATGAGTAAAGATGCCAAAGAAAATAAGGACGAATGCAAAGAATACAACAGCTTAAAATACAGAACGATGATATCAACGGGTGCTAATATAGACACTTTTTCAGATGCAACTGAAGAATCTCTAAATCAATTTTTAAACATGGACATTGAAAATAATAAAAAAGCAGTATGGTCTAAATTATCCAAGACAGAAAAATTAAAGAAAATCAAAAAGTATGTCAAGGATGTATTGGCTACAAAGCACAACTTAAGTGAAGATGAATCAACAACAGCTGTACGTTTTTTTACATTGATGATTGATAGAAAAAAACTAAGCAAGAACAATGAATTATCGTATAATCAAGAAAATGGAAATATTGATCAGATAGGTGGTCTTATGTTCAATACAGATACTAGAAAATTTACTATTGTATTAGAACAGCCACAGAGCAAAAAAAAGACTAAAAAGATTATTTAATGAATATAAACATATTTATATTGATTATGTAATGGATCTAGAAGTTTTTTTGAAAGAAAATATACCATTAGAAGTGTCAAAACATCCAGAATGGATAGTTGAACCAAATTATAATGAATTAATATTCAAATCTTTATCTATAGATAAAGAGTACTATTTATCAAATATAAATAGAATATTGATTGAATTGGGATTAGATAGAAGTAGACCAACTGAACCAACAATTCATACCATTTTACCGGAACATATCACGCGACTACAGAATATTCCGCAACCACAGCAAAAAACACCAGAATGGTATGAATTCAGACACCAACATATAACAGCAAGTAATGCATGGAAAGCATTTGGTACACAGGCAAATAAGAATCAACTTATATATGAAAAATGCAAACCATTATCATTTAATAAAAGTACACAAACCTTTAATGAAAATCCAATGACTTGGGGTCATAAATATGAACCACTCACCCGACTTATTTATGAAGAAAAGTATGATACCGTTGTAGTTGATTTTGGTTGTATAGAGCATCCAAAGTATCCCTTTTTAGCTGCATCTCCAGACGGAATAGTTGTTGGTAAAAATAATTTTGGAAGAATGATAGAAATTAAAAATGTTGTTTCACGAGAGATAAATGGTATTCCAAAGAAGGATTATTATACACAAACATTGTTGCAAATGGAAGTATGTGAATTACCGGAAGCTGATTTTGTAGAAACTAAGTTTGTGGAATACGATTGCTATGATGATTTTTTGCAAGATAGCAACGAAACATTATTTTTATCAAAAGATGATAAAATGAAGGGTTGTATTATGGAATTTGTAAAAGATCAAGAGTATGCGTATGTATATATGCCTTTCAATATAAAAACGGAACAGGAATTAAATGAGTGGATGGATTTAAATATGACGCAAAATAGTAATTGGATTAAAACAATTTACTGGAAATTGGACGTATTTTCTTGTGTACTGATCAAAAGAAATCAAGCGTGGTTTGAATATGCCATTCCACACTTACAAGATTTATGGAATACTATATGTGTTGAACGTTTGGGAGACTATAGTATAAGAGCACCAAAGAGAAGAATTAATAAAATAGATATAAAAAAAACGGAAGAATAGATATAATGAATGTCATTAAGCGAAATGGCAGCATAGAAGAATTATCGTATGATAAAATTGTAGCTCGTTTAAAGCAACTTGACCCGGATCTGAATATCCAATATGCAAGTTTAGTCAGTAAAGTAGTAGACCAGCTATATGATAAAATACCAACAAAGAAAATAGATGAACTAATGGCAGAAATATGTGCTGCATTGGGTTCAAATCATTACGACTATTCAAAACTTTCAAGCTTAATTTGTATATCAAATCATCAAAAAGAAGTTAATCCTTCTATATTAAAATGTATTTCTTCAGTAAAGTCTGGTTATTTGTCAGATGAATATTGTCATATTGTACAAAAACACCATGAATATTTAGATTCAATTATGGATCATTCAAGGGATTTTTTAATAGATTATTTTGGATTTAAAACACTAGAAAGAGCATATTTAATACGAAATGAAAGTGTAGTAGAGAGAATACAACATTTGTGGATGAGGGTTGCGATTCAAATACATGGCGAAGACTTAGACAAGGTAAAGGAAACTTATGATTGTTTAAGTCTTAAAGAGATTATTCATGCAACACCTACTTTATATAATTCAGGAACAGCGCGTCCACAGCTAAGCTCGTGTTTCCTTTTAGGAATGGAAGATGACAGTATTGATGGTATATTTAATACATTGAAGGATTGTGCAAATATATCAAAATGGGCTGGTGGAATTGGTCTACATATGCACAATGTTCGTGCGGAAGGAAGTCATATTAACGGGACAAATGGTACATCTAATGGTATTGTTCCAATGCTACGTGTATTTAATAATACTGCGAGATATGTAGATCAAGGAGGTGGTAAAAGAAATGGTAGTTTTGCTATTTACTTGGAACCGTGGCACGCAGATATTGAAAATTTTCTAGATTTGAAAAAGAATCACGGCGATGAAGAGATGAGGGCAAAAGATTTGTTTTATGCTCTATGGATACCAGATTTATTCATGGAAAAAGTTGAAAAGGATGAAACTTGGCATTTGATGTGTCCAAATCAATCAAAAGGATTGTCAGATGCATATGGTGATGTTTTCAAAAATTTGTACAATGGATATGTATCAACGGGAAACTATATTAAAGAAATAAAAGCACGTGATTTATGGTTTAAAATTTTGGATAGTCAAATGGAAACTGGTACACCATACATGCTATACAAGGATGCATGTAATACGAAGAGCAACCAAAAGAACCTGGGAACAATTAAATCATCTAATTTATGCTGTGAAATAATTGAATATAGTGATTCTAATGAAAGTGCTGTTTGTAATTTGGCAAGTATATCTTTGTCTGCAATGGTTGAAAATGGTATATTCAATTATGAAAAGTTGTTGAAGACTACTAAAATAGTAACTAATAATTTAAATAAGCTAATAGATGTTAATTTTTATCCTACTGAAAAGACAAAAACGAGTAATAATAAACACCGTCCAATCGGAATTGGTGTACAAGGATTGGCTGATGCATTAGCATTAATGGATGTTGCATTTGAAAGCGAAGAGGCTGTAAAAATAAATAAGGCTATATTTGAAACTATATATTATGCATCTATTGAAAAAAGTATGGAATTATCTCTCTTAAACGGTTCATACGAATCTTTTCAAGGATCGCCTATATCAAAAGGAATATTTCAATTTGATATGTGGAAGATAACACCTAGTATGTATGATTGGAATAAATTACGAACTCTTGTTATGGAACACGGTGTACGTAATTCATTGTGCGTAGCACCAATGCCAACTGCATCTACTAGTCAAATATTGTCTAATAACGAATGTTTTGAACCATTCACGAGTAATATATATACAAGAAGAACATTGGCTGGAGAATTTATAGTAATCAATAAATATCTAATGAAAGAATTAATTGATTTGGGAATATGGAATCTTAAAATAAAAGAAAAGATTATTGAAAATAAAGGATCTATACAAAATATTGATGAAATATCGGATAAAATAAAACGCAAATATAAAATTGTATGGGAAATACCAATGAAGCATATTATCAATATGGCGAGAGATAGAGGTGCATTCATATGCCAAAGTCAGTCAATGAACCTATGGATTGAAGAACCTAATTATAAAATATTAACAAGTATGCACATATACTCGTGGAAACAGGGTCTAAAAACGGGTTTGTATTATTTGCGAAGAAAACCTAAACATCAGGCACAACAATTTACTTTGCAACCCGAATGTACTATGTGTAGTGCTTAACTCGCGTGTTATGCTTAACGCCGTTTACTTGGGTAAGCAGACTTATACATAGAATAACCTGTATATAGAATAAATAAAACTAATAATACAACCATAAAAATATTAAAAAACTTCATAAATGTACAAAAAAAAGATGTATCACTGGCTGGGCATTGTATAGTTGTTCCAAATAATCCAAAAATACCAGAACCCATGATACCACCATTACCAGAATTTCCGTCACTTGATTGTTTATTTGATTGTTTAGGCATTATATATTTATAATATTTTTTTCTGTCATAAATATATGAAAATATTTAATAAAGTCAGTGTTCTAGTCATAATATTAATTGGCGTAACTTTATTATTTGCTATATTGGGTTCATTACAAATTAAACCTATGGTTGAGGGTTTTGATAGCACAGTCGGATGTTCTGGAGAGATTGTTCCTGAGTGTCATGATAAAGTACTAAAATTTGCAAAATACGATGAAGATGATATGGATGATTACATATTAAAAACAGAAATTGTTGTCCCTACTTGTCCAACATGCCCATCATTTGAAGATAAAGAATGGGAAAATGGTGAATGGAGACCAAAATACCGAGATGAACACCGTGATGATGAACCTAACTGGGATGAATCTAATGACTATTATAATGAAACGAAATGGGAATCAACTAAAGAGACAACAATTAACAATGAAACAAATATAAATAAAACAGTTGCTCTACCCGAACCAGTACAAACAAAAACTCCTCCAACGACAACTCCACCACCAGCAAATGTTGGGTTAGCAGGATCGGCTACACCAATGGCCGCTGAACCAAGTTCTGTTTCTACACCAGCAGCAGCAAATAATAAAGATACACCTCCATGCCCCGCATGCGAGAGATGTCCTGAACCAGCATTTGAATGTAAAAAAGTACCAAATTATAGATCACAATCTATGCAAAATTACATGCCATTGCCAATATTGAATGATTTTAGTAAATTTTAATCAGTCGTTTTTTACAACTTCTGTTCATTTGAAATGTTTTACATTTTTTAGATTGTGGTACTATTTTTATGATACACTTAGATTTTTCTCCTTTATATAAAGATTCGGTACATCCTTTTTCCTTAACAACTCGTTTTACAGTACACCTTGCTCTAAAATGTTCATATCTTTCCCTAACATCATCATATGTCAAATTGGATTTTTTACCAAGCATTTTATTTATGTGTTCATGTAAATTATAAATATATCTAGAAAATGATTCCCTATCCTTCATAGAAGACATTTTTAAAGGAACTGATTTAAAATTTTTCTTGAGATTCATTCTACAATACTTACAAGGCAAAACTTCCTTCAAACTTAATATAAAGTCAAAGTAATATTTTTTTTGTTCCTTGGTTGGTTCAATTGGATAATTAAAACTCATTGTATGCAAAAAGTGCCATAAACTTGGTCCCCATACAGTTGTCAACATACCCTCTCCACTTTTGTATTCCTTTTCACTATATGTAGACATATTAATACTAGATATTTTAATTTATACAATATATATAATGGCAAATATAGGTACAAATATAGCTCAACGATTAGTAGCAGCTGGTGGAGGAATGATTGCATTTTCATTAATACCCACAAATATACCAATTGTTGGTTTTTTTGCAGCTCCATTACCAACTACCGCATCGGCTGCAGTAATTACTTTAGTTATATCAGCAACCAAAACTGCAATCAAGGAACAAGTAGTTGGTGTAATTCAAGAAGCATTAGAAGGAGTTGGTAATCTATTATTACCACAATACGCAAATGGACATGGTGCCTTTATGTTTGGAGGAGGAAACGAATCATACAATTCTATTGATGTAATAGTATTTAATAAATTTTCACAAAAAATTATATATCCATCCAATATGTCTCTAGAAGATCTGTTAAATCATTTAGCAGATGCAACCGAAAAGAATCTACACAGGCGTAAAAAATCAAAGACTAAAAAACTAATGTCTAAAACACTTTAGTTTGCACTTGAGTTCTTCTATTACGTTGATAGAATTAATTTTCTTATTAAATTTAATACGCATTATTTCTTCATAATAGTGTTTTAAGTGTATGTATTTATTCTGGTTAATAAATACATATGTGTTCGTATTGTTTACTTTAATAAACATTACATAAAATTACGTTATCTGTTTATTTAATTTTATATTATCATTAATTAAATGAGTATGCTTAATGTTTTGGTTGGATTTATCATATTTATTATTTTTGGTGGAGTTGGATACTATTTATATAATCGCAAAAAGAATGAATTTGTTTCAAACGATGAATATAAATCAACAAGTACAACAAAAGAAGGTAATTTAATATTATTCTATGTAACTTGGTGTCCACATTCTCAAGAGGCATTAAATAAATGGTATGGTATTAAAGAAAAATATAAAAATTCAGAATATACAATAGTATTTAGTGAAACTGATTGTGATAAATATTCAGAAGTTGCAAATAATTACAATATAAAAGAATATCCTACCATAATACTAGTAAAGGATTCTAAAAACTATGAATATGATGCAAATTTAAGTGAAGACACATTAGAATTATTTATTAATACGGTAATGAAACAATAATTTTTTACTAGGTAATATTAATGAATCCTCATTTGAACATAGACGAATTATACGAGACAAAGAAAAAAAACGATTTGAACAGATTAGAAATTTATAATAAATTATTATTGAAAGTTCATACTAGAATTAAGACTGCGTCTAGATTACGAAATAGTGAAAATTTTTGTCATTTTATCATGCCAGAAATATTAGTCGGTTATCCTAATTATAACATAAGCGACTGCGTTGTTTTTATCATAGATCGCTTACAAAATGACGGATTTGTTACCAGATATGTTCACCCAAACTTATTGTTGATTAGCTGGAATCATTGGGTACCCATGCACGTAAGGGAAGAGTATAAAAAGAAAACTGGAATTGCTATCAATTCATATGGAGAGACAATTCAGAAAGATAAAACAACTGTTACATTTAGTGATAAAAAGGAAGATAGGGGTAAAATAGTATATGATAGTGAATTATTCAATAGTATAAGAAATAAATTATGATGCGTTTTTCTTTAGTATTAATTTATTAGGTGGAGGTACAACTTCAGGTGTTTTATCCTTTGTATTTGTTCCAAATATCATTGAAAGAATAGATGGATTTTTTTCTGTATCGGGCTCAGTTGCACCAACATTTGTGGGCATTTCCTTAACTTTTTCTGGTACAGGAGTTGCATTTTGTGGTGGTACAGGTATTGCATTTTGTGAAGGTGTTTCAGGAGTTGCATTTTGTGGTGGTACAGGTATTGCATTTTGTGAAGGTGTTTCAGGAGTTGCATTTTGTGGCGGTACAGGTGTTGCATTTTGTGAAGGTGTTTCAGGAGTTGCATTTTGTGGCGGTACAGGTGTTGCATTTTGTGAAGGTGTTTCAGGAGTTGCATTTTGTGAAGGTGTTTCAGGAGTTGCATTTTGTGGCGGTACAGGAGTTGCATTTTGTGAAGGTGTTTCAGGAGTTGCATTTTGTGGCGGTACAGGTGTTGCATTTTGTGGCGGTACAGGGGTTGTATTTTGTGCAGGTGTTTCAGGACTACCAAATACTAGTGTAGTATTTTGTTGCGGTACAGGAGTTGCATTTTGTGCAGGTGTTTCAGGACTACCAAAACCTGGAGTTGTATTTTGTGCGGGTGTTTCAGGAGATGTTGGAGATCCAAATACTGGTGTTGGATTTTGTGCAGGTGTTTCAGGACTACCAAAACCAGGAGTTGTATTGGGACTAAATGCTGGAGTAGCGGAAGGAGTTAATCCAGGAGTACCAAATGCTGGTGCAACAGGAGTTGTATTGGGACTAAATGCTGGAGTAGCGGAAGGAGTTAATCCAGGAGTACCAAATGCTGGAGTAGCGGAAGGAGTTAATCCAGGAGTACCAAATGCTGGAGTAGCAGAAGGAGTTAATTCAGGAGTACCAAATGCTGGTGCAACAGGAGTTGTATTGGGACTAAATGCTGGAGTAGCAGAAGGAGTTAATCCAGGAGTACCAAATGCTGGTGCAACAGGAGTTGTATTGGGACTAAATGCTGGAGTAGCAGAAGGTGTTAATTCAGGAGTAGCAGGAGCTCCAATAGCTATGGGGGCTACAACCATGGGTGCAATAGCTGGATTTATTTTGTTTTCATTTCCCTCTCTCAATCCTGGAAAAGTCGCAGTTTTATCATAATTTGATGAAGAATCAATCTCAGTAAGTTTAGAATTTGTCGGTTTATTAGATAAATAGGATTCAGTTTGGAAATCTGGTGTAATTTCAGGTTGAGACATTTGTTGATCAATAAAATCAACGCGTCCTTCATTCAAATTCTTTACTTGTTCATCGTATATTTTTTCAAATATAATTAATGCTTGAATGAAATATTTTTCACATGAAGTATAGAGATTTAGTATATTATCACGAGTATCTGATTCTATTATTAAAATATGTTCCATTGTCAATTTAGGATTTAAGATACGTTTATTATTATTATCTTTGATTTCAACAACAAACAATTCTCTCAATAGATTAACCAACTTACCTCTATATATTTCTGTACTTTTTTCAATAAGTTTTATTTTTTCTTGGTACAATAATACCAATTCATTCCTATTAGAAATAATTAAATCCTTTTTAAAACTATCTCTCGCACAATTATCTATAGTACTAAGGTCAAGAAGTTCAATATCGTTAAATGAAGTTATGGTATCAGGCATATCAACTTTACCAGTAAATATTTGGTAAAAAAGTGTCAAATCCTTATTATATTTTTGTTTCATTTTAGCACTCCTTTTGCTCCACGTTTTTGTGTCATAATCAAAAATATCAAAATATAATAAATCTAATTCTTTGATACCAACTTCATCTGTTAATGAAGTAGTTGAAGTTATAGAACATAATTGTTCACCTGGGTTAAGTTTGACTTGATTTTCATCATAATATGGATCCAATTTATTTTTTAAAATAGATAATCGTTTTCTACATAAATTCATTGGGTTAGTCAAATTAACAAGCATCGGTGTAGCATTTTTTGGAATATTCTTGTATTCTTGCATTTCTTTTAAATAAAATGTCTTCTTTACACCATCTTTTTCATATGAATATTGTGGGTCAATAGTTGTTGCAATTGCACTATAGATCATAATAATCTTTATATAAAATTTTGATATATCAAATATAACTTTATCCTTCATTTTATTACTTGCAGGAAGAATATCAATCGCTTCTGTATTCTTACCAAATATTCTTTGTTGTAAAAATCCAAGTTCTAAACCATTGAATCTTTTTTCAATTACACTACTTGTTAATATAATCAAATTGTCGTAATATTCTTTATCTGTTAGTCTCAGTAAATCAATAGTATTCTGCGTCAATATATAATTAAGTGCTATGTCATCTACCTCAGATGCCAGACTAGTCATATTTTGGTTTTGTGATGTCTTATTTCCCATTATTATAATATAATAAAATAAAATTGAATTGTAAATTAAATTTTATACATTATTTAAAATGAGCACTTTAAAACTCAAAAAAAAAATTAGAAATGATATTTGGAAAGAATTGGATGAGGAAAATAAGCTTGAATGTGTATATACACAGGAAACATTAAAAGATAACTGTAAAGAATGCGATGGACCCTTATTTATAACCGATGAAGGGTTCTATTGTTGTTCCAATAAAAAATGTGGTATCATTTATAAAGAAGTATTGGATTTTGGAGCAGAGTGGAGGTACTATGGTGCAGATGATACGAATGCGAGTGATCCTACCCGGTGTGGAATGCCGATTAATCCATTGTTACCAGAGTCATCGTATGGTTGTGTTATAACTTGCAAAAGAGGATCAAGTTATCAGATGCATATCGTAAAAAGATTTACAGATTGGCAATCTATGCCTTATAATGAAAAGGCAAAGTACGATGATTTCAACGTCATAACGACACTCGCAAGCAATTCAGGTATTCCTAAAATAATTATAGATGATGCAATTAGATATTATAGTAAACTTTCAACTGAAAAAACATACAGAGGTCTGAATCGCGATGGTCTTTTAGCGGCATCAATATATATTGCATGTAGCATTAACGAACATCCAAGGACTTCAAAAGAGATTGCATCTATATTTAAATTAGATAATACAAGTGCCACTCGTGGGTGTAAAAATGCATTATCTATATTAAACGATATTGAAGCAAATAATGAAGAAAAAACAGTTCTTCACAATACAACACCTTCATCCTTTATATTCAGATATTGTAGTTTGTTAGGAATAAATCAAGAATTAACAAAATTGTGTATGTTTATTGCAAATATAGTTGAAGAAAAAAAATACATACCAGAAAATACACCTCATTCTATATCTGCTGGAATTATATACTTTGTATGTCAAAAATTCAATTTGAATATAACAAAAATGTCTATAAATTTGCACACCAAAATAAGTGATGTAACTATTAGTAAATGTTACAAAAAGTTAGAGATGTATGAGGATAAATTAATACCGAAATGTTTGCTTGAAAAATATGTAGAATAATAATAATGGTAGAATATGTATTTATAGTACCGTACAGAGATAGAGAGGAGCATAAACATTTTTTTGATAGATACATAAAGTATATATTAGAGGATTATGATCCGTCTACCTATGAAATTATTTTTTCTCATCAAAACAATAAATTACCTTTTAACAGAGGTGCAATGAAAAATATTGGTTTTCTTTACGCCAAAGAAAAATACCCAAATTACAAGGATATTAATTTTGTTTTTAATGATATAGATACTATGCCACATAAGAAGGGCTTGTTAAATTACAGTGTTAAAAAAAATGAAATTAAACACTATTACGGGTTTAATTTTGCATTAGGTGGTATTTTTTCAATAAAAGGGGGTGATTTTGAAAAAATAGATGGATTCCCCAATTTATGGTCATGGGGTTATGAAGACAATGCTATGCTAGATAGAGCAATAAAAAATGGTATTACTATAAATCGTGATCAGTTTTACCCAATATTTAATAAAAATATATTACACATAGTTGATGAATATAGCAAGAATATTTCTCTAAAGAATAAAGCAATGTATGAAGGAAATACGATGGTTGATGGATTATCCACTTTAAAAAAAGTAAATTATCGTTTCAATATGGAAACTGGATTATTGGACGTATCTAGCTTTGAATCACTATATGACCCAAATGACCCATCATTGGTCTCTAATATGATGCGTATTTCTAATATAAAAAAAAATCCACTGAAAACTTTAAAATTTTTATAATATATGGCGTCATTTTTAGCAGAAATGTTTGCAATAGAAGCGGTCGGTAAAGGCGCTGAAAAAATAAATAATGAAATAAAATTTGAAAATTTTATAGGTCAGGGTAAAGAGGTTAAATTTATTAAATTAAGATCTAATTGTAAACACAAGGTATATGGCGTGAGCTATATTGTGGACCCTAAATACATTGAAAGCGCTTATTTAGATTTATATGATTATCTAATTAAAAAGGAAATCATCAAACAAAAAATTGGATATGAAACGTTGATAACAGCAGATCAAGTTCATACTGTGAATCCAGACAAAAAAGTACTTGAACCAAAAAATATAAAAAAATTGATCAATCCTGCCAATTCAGATTACCCTGTATTATTAAAATGTTATCATATAGATTATAATAAATTATCTAATTATTTAATAAATTATGAACATGCTGTATTAAATGAAGTTAAAGTTTTTAAACGCAGCAAAACAGTTAAAAGATCAAAATCTAAAAATAGAACAATAAGGTTATATTAAAAATGTTCTCGTATAGAACGAAAAATCTTTTGATTAGTTGATCCGCGTTCATCTTTTTTTTCAACTATTCCCAAAAAATCCTTGATACACTGTTCAAGTGTTTTTGTTTTTAGCATCTCGGCACATTCTTCTATTGTATAAGTTGTCTGGCGCATGAGTATTTTTGCATTATCCATTGAGTCAGTATCCTTTGGTTCTGCATCCTTTTGTTGTTCCATTAATCAATATTTTATTATCTATTTAAATATAAATGATATTAAATTATTTATGCCCACCTGCATTACTTTATGTAGTTTTTTTTATTATTAGCATAGTGATTGAATTAAGCGAAGAGAAGTATAGAACAGCATTTACGCAAACAATTATATGTATTGTTTTTACTTGTATCTTACAACTATTTTGTATGGCAGATATGTCTTTGATGGCATGGATATTGGTATTTATTCCAATAATAATGTATACCTATATGGTTCTTATTATATTTTTAGTATTTAGGATGAGCCCAAAAGATAATAAACATATTGTTGTAAAAACATAATAAATATATTTTTAATAATATAGAATGGCGAATGTAAATGAATATAAATTTACAAATTCTTGGAACTTTTATATTCATTTACAAAATGTTGATGACTGGTCCTTCACTAGTTATCATAACATTCTGAGTATTACTACACCAGAACAGGCTATATTGTTAAATGACGAAATTAACTTTGACCTTATTAAGAAAACAATGTTATTTGTTATGAAGGATAATATTAAACCAATGTGGGAGGATCCTGCAAATAAAAATGGCGGCGGATTTTCATTTAAGGTTCATAACAAATATATTGAAGGTGTGTGGAAGAAGTTGTTTTTTATGCTTTTAGGTGGTTCCTTGTCAAGTAAACAAATAAATGGTATTAGTCTATCTCCCAAGAAATCATTTTGTATCGTGAAAGTATGGATGAAGGATTGTGCATTTATGAACCCAGATATTTTAGCAAATATAGAATATATGGATAAAACTGGATGTATCTTTAAAAAACATGTGGCTGATTAACTTGTACTTGGCAAAGGTGCAAGACCAAGTTTGATGATACCCAATGAAGCTACATTATATTGTATGATGAGCGGCAAATCATTCTCCATATACATTTCAATATGATTGCATAAGTTTGTACACTTAATAAAATAATTCAAATTTTTAAGCGAGTATTCGCCTTGAATTACTTTATTATGTTTTTGAATAAATCCCATACCATCGCTTTCAGAACGAATTATTTCTGCACTTGCAAATGTGCCTTGACATTTGAATATGAGTTGATTCTTAATAGATTTAATTTCTAGCTTATCAGAAATACAATTTAGATCCCTGATGATCTTTTGAAAGTCGTTTGAAGGAAGATTGATAATAGATGAGAACTTTACGTCAGGTATCTTAAGTTCTTCGTGATCTGGTTCAATCAATTTCAATTTTTGTATTTTACACTGTTCTTTTTGTTTATTTTCAAATTTAAGAACCAAATTTTCAACAATACCTTCATTGTAGTCTTCTTTTTCAATGTATATAGACAACGTATCATCTGTATCAATCGTATTGATTAGTTTAAACAAATGAAACATATTTGCACCAATAATGATTTTATCTTTTTTACAGTCGTAAAATTCAAAGTTTTCACTTTGTAAAAAAAGGTGAACTAAGATTGTATTTGACTTATCCATATTAATTATTCTAATACCATCCTTTTGAAATGAAATGTTTGTTTCAAGTAAAATATCTTTTAACGCAGTCATTAATATGCGAAATGGTGCAATCTGAACTGTTTTTATTAACAAAATATAATCTTCCATTACAATATTTTTGTAATTACCTTTATATAAATATTGCATTTATATATTTATATCAAGTACATTTTACAAAATATTTATCTATAATATCAGTTACTTCTCTGATTTTTGGTCCAGGTAATTTACCTGAGTCATATAATAAATTATAAAGGAATGGATCTTCTCTCTCTGTAAGTCTCATAGCTTTGAGTAAACGTGTTTTGAATGTTGCGTCAAGATCAGGGTTATATAAAATACCCTTGGCATGTAATGCGCGTTCCATTGTTATACTACTAATATCCTTTATTTCATAATTTTCATAACACCCTAGGCTTTGGCGTTGCAATTCCAAACCCTCTTTTGTATTAATAAAAAATAAAAATAAAAATAAAAATATGATAAGGATAACAATATATATGAATCTACTTGACATTATATATTGTTCATATAAAATATTACGCTGAATTACATAAGTCATAACTATTAGTTATATCTTTTAAAATACGAATGCGTTCATCAGGACTTTTATTAGAATTGTGTATTAGTTGATATACATTGGTATCCTCTGTTTTGGTAATACCAATATCTTGAAGAAGTGTAAGTTTATCCGTAGAATCTGTATCATAATCAAAATTTTGTAATACATCGCGAATTTTATTAGCATTGTAAATTTTAAGCCCAGTACCCATCTTTGTTTTATAACAATTGCCAGATATATCAGTATATCCTTCTTTAATATTCAATCCAACTAATAATAATATTAAAACAAATATTGCTAGTACAAAATACTTCTTTATTTTCATTATATAAAGTTTATATATTATAATGTACGATACAATCATTGTAGGTGGTGGTATATCAGGATTATTTTGTGCAATGAATATAAAAAATCACTTACTATTAGAATGCAATGATTATTTAGGTGGACGTATTTTTACAAATAAAGATCCGAAGTATGAATCCGGAGCAGGACGTTATAATGAGAATCATAAAATAATCGTACAGCTTATAAATAAGTTTAAAATGACACCAATAAAATTATCAAATAAAAATGCATATATTGATACTAAATATCACGAAGATATTGATAAATATTTTAATAAAAAAATGAAAAAGGTTTTAAAAAATGGTTCTAAAAACGAAACATTTTACGATCATTGTTTAAAGTACTATTCCAAAGAAGAAGTTGATGAATTGAGATATATTTTTGGATACACTTCTGAATTTTTAGAAATGAATGCAAAGGATGCAATTATGATGTTTAAAAAGAAAATAGGAGATTATTATGTTGTAAAGGAAGGTTTTAGTGAATTGGTTCGCCGCATATCTCTCCACGTGAATTACAAAATGAAACACTGCGTACGAGAGATAATAGAGGAAAATGGTACTTTTATTGTAGATGGTTTTCACTGTAAAAAAATAATATTTGCAATACCTCCTGATAACATAAAAGATATTAAATTTTTAAAACCAATACATCCATTAATGGATTCATTACATACCAATTGTCTTTTACGAATATATGCAATTTATCCAAATAAATGGTTCAAGGGACTCCCAAGAATGACGACAAGTTCATTTATACGACATATTATACCAATTAATCCAGAAACTGGTTTAATAATGATTAGTTATGTTGAGGGACAGGATGCAGATGTTTATTTAAATTCTAAAGGAAGATTGTATAAAAATATATTGCCTAAGATCCAAGCTGAAATAAAACGACTATTTCCAGATAGAGAGATTGTAGAGCCAACTTATTTCCAACCCCATGTTTGGAAAATAGGTGATCATGCTTGGAAACCCGGATACGATTCTGAAAAAATTGCAAAAAAACTATTAAATCCAATGACGAATGTTTATCTATGCGGTGAAGCATTTTCACATAATCAGTCATGGATTGAGGGGGCATTGGAGAGTGCTAAGGAAGTTCTCTATATTCTTGAGCAAGACCACATGGAACACAACACGTAATTGCACAACAATCGGAACATTTTGGTTCTATGTTTCTTTTAATCATTATAAAACGTCTAGCAGAGTAGTGTAAATAGGTTAAAAATATGTACAAAAATGATGTTAGGATATAAATAACGGAAGTATCTACATATTCTATACATTGATATTCATTGTATAGACAAAACCCGTCTACTAACCTACATGAATAAGATTTATCTCCAATATTCATATACGAATTTATACAATCGTCTGATAATATACAATTATCTACTAATTTATAAGGACATGCAGATTGGTCTAATCGTATTTTAAGATAAATCATTTGTTCAATACCCGTGTATAAAATAATGTACAAAATGATACGTGTAGTATATTCTAATTTTGTTGTTGCCATTACTTTAGAATATACATGGCATGGTACAATGTGGCTAAGAAAACATGACTCGCAATCTGGATTGTATAAAGTTGTTTTCCAAGTACTTTGTTCAATAATTTCATAATCCATTTATATTGTGAATTTATATTTTCTTTAAATCTGGTGCCAAATTAAAATTCAAAAGCATCGTCAAATGCCTCTTCTTTACCAGATTTTTCAGCAAGAGCATACGATGATACACGTGATTCAAAGAAATTTGTCTTTTGTTCTAAACTTATCATTTCCATGAAATCAAATGGATTTGTGCTATTATATATAGGCTCGTTGCACAATTGAATTGATAAACGGTCTGCAATAAACTCAATATATTGTTTCATGTGATCAGAATTCATACCAATTAATTTACAAGGTAGTGCTTCCGAAATAAATTCTTGTTCAATAGAAACTGCATCTTGTATGATCTCCTGTATTTTCTTTTTAACAATTTTCTTTTCAAGCTTACTGTATAAATAAACCGCAAACTCAGTATGAAGGGCTTCATCACGAGAGATGAGCTCATTGGAAAATGTTAAACCAGGTAAAAGACCTCGTTTTTTTAACCAATAAATAGAACAAAATGCCCCCGAAAAGAATATACCCTCTACACAAGCAAAAGCTATCAATCTGGTTGCAAAACTAGACCGTTTATCATGTATCCATTTTTGAGCCCACAGAGCTTTTTTTTGGATGCACGGGAATATAGATATTGCATGAAATAAGCGATTTTTCTCTTCGGTATCCTTGATATAACTATCTATCAATAGACTATATGTTTCTGAATGAATATTTTCCATTGCAATTTGAAAACCATAAAATGCCCTAGCTTCTGGCAGTTGTACCTCGGTCATAAAACGTACACCCAAATTTTCCAAAACAATACCATCACTGGCGGCAAAAAATGCGAGTATATACTTTATATAATGTCTCTCGTCGTCCGTCAACTTATTCCAATGTGCCATATCCTTGGATAGATCAATTTCTTCTGCTCGCCAAAAACAATCCATCTGTTTTTTATACATTTTCCATATAGTAGTGTCTGATACTGGAAACATTACAAAACGATTATCATCTTGTAATATAGGTTCAGTTATCGTTTTAGACATTCTACGTATATTATTAAAATATTTTTATATTGATATAATTAAATGGATTTTCTGGAAAAGGAAAAACAATCTTGCTTAGATGTAATAAAACACTACAATATCAAATACAAAACAAACGAAATAAAAAAATTATTGGTGCTATATGATTATCTAACATTACAATTAAAAAATGAGACTGCAAATCATGTAAAATTACAATTACAAGAAGATATAGAATTATTAATGAAATATATTTGTCCTTATATAGAATAGTATTTCTTTTTCCACCTGCGCTTCAGTATATTAATTTTATAAGTATGGATGATACACAACTCTATGTTATTTTCCCTAAATATTTCTACCAATTGCATTTTTGTAGAAATATTCCGAATTACCTTTTTGTAATTTTGTATATCACTGTGTTCTTGGTTTCTCAATTTTTTGAAATAAAACGATGTTTCACTTTTCCATACGTTATTGTAAAACTCATATAAATCATACTGATATATGACTATGAAATGACCATTATTTTCTCCTCCGTGAACTAAGCTATTGTATGGTTCGCATGTAGCCAAATCGTACATTTTTTTTCATATAGTTGCATACAATATTTATTATTCAATTTTTTATATATGAAATATATAAATGGTAAAGCATAGTTTACTGAATAATGTGAAAATATTATATCTAGTCGTAGTATTGTCTCACCTTTTATTACTTTATTTGATACTTGATAGGGATACACAAGGTATATTTTTATTTTCAGTTATTGCACTAATTGTTTATTTACTTAACAACAATATGATAATTGTTCTAACAATACCCACTGTATTGATAACTATATTAATGTTGATCAATAAAAATACAGAGGGGTTAGAAAATAAAGAACCTAAGAAAGAAACCGAATCCAATAAAGAGACGACATCTAAGAAGGAACCTATGTCTAAGAAGGAACCTATGCCTAGAATAGAAAAACTGGACATAAAAAAAATGAAATACAATGACGAAAAGACAAAAATGATTAATGAATTAATTCCATTATCTAATGCATTGGAAAAAATAGACGTAGAACAAATAAATACCATGGTAAACAATTTAAATAAAATTATTGAACGGTTTTAGGTACGATTTCTTTAATTTTTTGTTTTATGTAATCTTTGAAATCTTCTAATGTCCTAAGCCTTCCTCCAGAAATAGGTCTATCATCTCCTTCCTTTTCTTCTTCTGGTGTAATTATTTCTCCATTTCTAAATTTTTCAAATATTTTTTTAAGCTTCTCTTTACTAGTCATTTTGTCGCCAACATGGTTCTTACCAAATATTCTTGATACAAGAGTTTCCAATTCTACAATCTCAGGGGGTTCTGTTTTGAATAATGATTTCATCATATTCTCACCGACCCAATCTTCCATGTGTTGATAAAATTCATCTAACAAATTTTCTTCAGATGAACTTTCAACTGGTTCATTATTTTCAATGGTTTCGTTATCTTCTGATACAATTGAGTCATCATCTAAAGTTTCATTATTAGCTGATACAACTGAGTCATCATCTAAAGTTTCATTATTAGCTGAGCCAACCGACGCATCATCTAACGATTCATCATCAGCTGAGCCAACCGACTCATTATTAGCTGAGACAACCGATGCATCATCTGTAGAGTTATTATTTGAGGATCTTTTTAATGGATTTCTTCTCACACCTAGTAAGTTGCTACGTATACCATTCAACAACCTACTTATTTCAAATTCTACATATGCACGAATATCAATTGTCCTTAATAAATCATTAAAATGTTGTGCATCTTCTTCATTGTACCAAGCATTTGGTAAGTGTATCAAATCGTCAATTTGTGGTATAGTTTTAAACCCGTATATTCTAAAAATTAGTTTTTTCTCAATATTTATATCTCTCACCTGCCCTGAATCAATTTTAATTTTTAATTGTTCATAAATAACAAAAAATATAATTTTGTAATAATTTATTGCATAAGAACCATTTGTATAAGAGGGGGTTTGTATCAAAAATAATGTATTTTCTTCCGAATTACACATAAAATCGTATAATAATTCCATATAATGTATTACAGTACCTTGAAACATATTGTGTGCAATATCATATTTAGTAGGATCATCCTTATAAATTCTATAGTCGATAGTTTTAACATGATATACTCCTTTGATTTCATTAAATTTTTTATCAGGACGAGGTGTAGAAATTGCCTTGAAAACAGAATAAGCTGGATAGTTGCCAGGAAATTTATTCTGTATCCCAGGATCAACAAAATTTATTTTTTGTTCATCAGAGTTTATGAGAATATATCTCCGATCCGAATCTCTATATAAATTAGTTGAATCGTAAATAAGATGCAAATTGTCTGGATCAACGTTATCTGAACCACTAGCAGGTCCGAATAATTTAAGCTCTAATTTTTTTATTTCATCACTATTATAACTCTCATTTTTTTTGAATGATAAATCTGAAGAAGCGTCATTCATTAACATAAATGTTCTACCTGGATAAAGATCAATTAATTGTTGAAAATAAAAATTATTATGTATGATTGGTAAAGATGATATTTCAACTGTCAACGGCATATTATATATTAATACAAAGACTTAATTTATATTATTAATATATAATATGACGGATATAAAACCCACTAGGGATCCAAAATTTAATATAACATACAACTTTAACGATATCAAAAATCTAGTATTTAGCGATGGCAGTACTCTAGGAACTCTATCTAGTGACACTGCAATTACACTAAGTCCATCAATAGATGCATCTGTAAGTCAAAATAAAATAAGGATAACTCATACAGAAAATTTCGGTAAAAAAGAAATAACAGCGACTATAAATAAAATAAGTATAATGAGAGATATAATAAATAAAGAAATAGGAATGTATGTAATTGTATTACACGGAAATGTGCTAACTAAAGTAAATTACAACGTTTATTTATTAATTCCTTTTAAATCTAGTTTATCAAGCAACAATACGTATAATAGTATTGCTATAGAAAAAATTGTTTCTTCTGCCAACAAACAAATATATGAAGGTATTTCGAATACAATACTGTCTGATAGTCTTTCTCTAAATGATTTGATTGAAGATAACGTAGAATATATTTATTCTCTAGAACCAAAATTCAAAACAGCAGTTTCAGCAAATACAATTATTATATATAAAAAAAACATTGGTGTTATAACAAATAACTATACAGAATTTTTGAGACAGTTTAATAGAGGTGTATATAATAATATAACTGATTTTACCAATTTCATGTCAAATACTTTTGATCCTGATTTGAAAAAAACAACTGTAACTAGTGAGATTATGATAGATTGTGCACCTATTGAAATAACACCAGGTGGTCAAAAGGAAGAAAACGTCATGTTTACAAAAATGGATGATATATATGGTAAAACAGGTAAATCTACTAATGAAACTATTGTTGCATCATTTTTTTTATTACTTTTTGTAGGATTATCTATTTTCATAATATACATGGCGGCTAAATCGTGGTCTTCTTATTTTTTAAATGATTCAAATATACCTTCTACTCCTGCATCGGTATAAATGATACATTTTTATTTTTATTTTGATTAACTATCGGAGCTCTTTGAAGTATAATTTCTTCTTCTACTTGCATAACCTGCGGTGGATTTAGTTTTTTGAGTATATCGTCTTTTTTCTTTTCATTGTAGTTTTTGGTTGAATAATTTTGATATAAATAAATGATAAATAAAATACCGATGATTGGGTTGACTGTTCCAAATAAAATAAGTACAATGACAACCGAAAATATTATACCCCATGTAGTATTTAACGCACTATGTAAAGGTTCCTCTAATTTCAAATCAAATATTATCAATACGGCTAATAACAATCCAATTACATTTTCTAAATTAACAAAGTTATTTTTTTTAAATTTAACTAAGCGAGCCATATATTATAATAAAACATAAAAAATTGATTTCAAACAATATAAACATAATCACGTATACTGTGTAATGGCTTATCTTGGAAAAAAAGGCTACACTATATTCAAAGATTCATATTCTACAAAACAGCTCACTCAAATTAGGAATGATATGAATGTAAAACCATATTCACCTCATTCAGTTGTAAAGACCGAGTATCCGATATATAGAGAATCTTCAACAAAGATGTACATACCAAGATATTATGGCTTGGAAAAATGTGGACCTTTTGTAAATAAATTGTCCAAAGGAGAAGAAATAGATATTGAATTTAAAGGAGAACTATTTGATTATCAGCACAAAATTATAAAAAAATATATAGATTTTGTAGGTGAAAGTGGGGGTGGATTACTAGATGTTGAACCTGGCAAAGGTAAAACAGTAATGGCTCTAAATATAATTAGTCTTTTAAAAAGAAAAACGCTGGTAATTGTGCATAAATCATTCTTGATGAATCAATGGATAGAGAGAATAGAAACGTTTTTGCCAAATGCGCGTGTCGGTAGAATTCAAGGGGATACAATAGATGTAGAAAACAAGGATATTGTATTAGGAATGTTGCAGAGTTTAACTAATTCTGATAAATATTCAAGTGAATTATGGGATCAATTTGGTTTATGTGTATTTGATGAATGTCATCATTTGAGTGCAGAAGTATTCTCAGAAGTAATGAGAGAAATCGTAACAAATTACAATCTTGGGTTAAGTGGTACTATGAAAAGAAAAGATGGATTATCTAGAGTATTTGAATATTACATTGGACCAATTATTCATAAAGAACAAACAGATTTAACTGCTGAAGTATTGGTGAAGTCTGTATGTTATCATAATGAAACAATATTTGATGATGTGAAAACTGATTTCAGAGGACAACCTCTTTATTCAACGATGATCAATAAATTGAATTGTCCCGATAGATTACGACTTATCATTAATATTTTGAAACACGAGTTGCAATTAAATCCTAACCAACAAGTAATGATATTGTCAAATACAAAACAAATAATAGAAGATTTGTATGAAAATATGTCAGATATGCCGCAGACAAAAGGATATTATGTTGGCGGAATGAAAGAAGAAGCTCTTAAAGAAACTGAAAAAAAAGACATTATATTAGCAACATACAGCATGGCATCTGAAGGATTAGATATAAAAACATTGACTACATTAATTATGGCGACTCCTAAATCAGATGTATGTCAAAGTGTAGGACGCATATTAAGAAGTAAACATAGTAAACCATTAGTGATAGATGTAATAGATACGGGTAGTCAAGTATTTGCCAACCAATATAAAAAAAGATGTACGTATTACAAAAGTAAGAATTTTAAAATACAAAATTATAAATCGGAACAAGATTACATAAACAATAATGAAAAAATAAAGGGAAATGGAAAAAAAACAGAATGTTTAATTAAAATATAAATAATATATAATGGAGACTTCTACTATATTTGTAATTGTATTTTACTTTATATGCGTTTATATATTTTTACATACATATTATTATCTTGAAGAAATTGATAATTGCCCGTGTTTCCAAAAAGATGGTAAGTATGCAGTAAATATTGATTTTATGAAATTTTTTCAAATTTTAGAAATATTTTTAATAACTGTATTTTTATCCTTGTTTTTGCTTGTTAAATCAAAGATGGCTACAAAAGAGTCTCTTACCAAAGCGATGTCTCCTATGCCTAAATTCATTCTTATGTTACCACTTCTTGTATTGATCGTAATAAGCGCCTTTATGACATATAATGTTTTAAATTTATATAGCAATATAAAATCGGACTGTAAGTGTACCGATAGCTGGTATAGATTTTTCTTATACTACGAGGGAATAGTCAGTATGATATCTGTATTCAGATTTGTTGTATCTATTATATTAATTTCAATTGTTTTAATAATTGCTGGTTTTGGTGTAAAAAAATTAAAAGGCTCAAAAAAATAATATGATTTTTAAAATAAAAATATAAACAAAATAATATAATATAATAAATGGATTCTGTTCAAACAAAATTTATTACATTAATGAATGATAAATCTGATATCAATGAACATTTGCTAACATTGGCAAAATATGCATCTACGTGCGAAAGTGTATTTGAAACAGGTGTTCGTGGTTGTGTATCAAGTTGGGCATTTGCATATGGACTTTTAAACAATAATAGTTTAAAAAAAAAATTATTTTTGAATGACATTGAACATTGTGATATAACCCTATTATTAAACACTACTGAAAAACTTCCTATTAGTATTGAATATGAATTTATAAATAATTTAAAATTAGAATTAAAAGAAAGATATGATCTTACTTTTATAGATACCTGGCACGTATATGGACAAATAAAACGTGAATTAGAAAAATTTGCACCTAATACAAATAAATATATTATTATGCATGATACTACTGTAGATGAATGGCAAGGAGAAACAATTAGAATGAAAATGGATGCAAAACAACAATCCATAGATAGTGGTTTTCCTCTTGAAGAAATTAATAAAGGTATCTGGCCTGCAATAATTGAATTTTTAGATGCAAATAAAGATTGGGTATTACTTGAGAGATATACAAATAATAATGGATTAACTATTTTGCAACGTATCTAAATATTGAGTAAAATATAATTTGCTTACTATTTTTTTGTTACACTTACAATACATTGAGTACAATTCATTATTATCAATATTGCATTTGTTTTTTAGTAAAAAATTATCAATATCTTTCTTTTTATTCCATAAAATACATCCAATTTTATTAATTTTATTATCAATAACAGATTTATCTGGATAATAGTATTGTATTAATTCAATAATATGTTGTTCTTCAATATCAGCATCCTTATAAATTTCAATAAATAATTTTAATATTTCACTTATTTCAAAGTAATATTCCGTAGCATCATCATACATATATTTTTCCCAGAAATCTTTGAATTGATGTACATAAGGCAAAAACATGCTTGTACAATTTACATAATATGATTCTGTTAATTGTATATTTTTTGAAATAAATGTATAGAAATCAATATTTCTTTGAAATACATTTATTTTGTTTAAATTTTTTAGATATTCTTTCCATAAAAACAACATATCCTTTTCATGTATTTTATGACCTTCTTTCATAGATATATATGAACTAATGAAGTCATCTATGATTTGTTCTCTCGGTGTATCTTTAATCCAATAGGATAGCTGAGAGATAGATTGTGAACCAGGTTCATTTAAAAATGAATCTCCTGAATTATGACGGTTAGAATAGTGTACAGATACGCATATAAGATTTATATAAAATGTTTCTGATATAGTTATATGTTGTAAATTTATTTTATTAAAAGAAATAACACGTGATTTAGTTGGGTCATGATCATAATATTGAAATTTATAGTGATTAAATATATTCATATTATGAAAATAGAGAGAAATGACTCTGTTGATATTCTTTAAAAAGGGTTTGATATGAATTGGTAAAAAATAGAGTAAATCTGTTTTTTTCATAATAATATCACCAAGTGTAATCATAAAATATTTTGCATAATTTTTATGAGTAAAAAAGTTGGGGTGTAAAAAATTCAGAATGTCCTGAAGTGTATTTGATTCTGGAATATTTTGATGAATATGTTTCTCTTTTATTTTTTTTATAATTTTGTTTTTTATTCTTTGTTTTAAAGAAAAATCTATAGCATTGTCGTGATACCGTGTTAAAAATTGTAAAACAATGTGGATCATTTCATTTTCCGGTATAAATTTAAATTGTTCTATGTACTCTATATACATGTTTGTAGTTGGATTATAGTAATACGAATTATTTGAAAAGAAAAAGTTAATGACTTCTTGATAAATTTTGTCATTATCTCTCTCTTGCATAAGATCATTGATCTTGTCGTACAAATTTTGTATTGCTTCATCAGATGAAGAAGATATGAATTCTTCAATTCTATCATAAATCT